GGGTAGAACTTAGTAGAATCTTTGTTGTTTCACCAGCAGAAATCGTAGGATAAACTGAGGTAAAGAATTGTTCTGCTACATTGTTCGGTATGATAGCGGCTTCGTCAACGTACAATAAGTTAACTGACTTACCACGAATGCCTGATGCGCTTGTTGCGGCTGTGAATACAATCGAACCATTCTCCAAAGCAATGTCACCTTTGTTCCATGTTGTAACGCCTTGCTGTAGCCACGTAGGAAGATTTTCATACATGATTTGATAACGATACAAAACTTCTCTAGCGGCAGTCGCTTTGTTTGCTAGAATCGCTACAGTCTTGCTTCCTTGAAACAATGTGTACCAAAGAATGTAGGCTGCCGATGTTGTTGTCTTGCCTTGTTGGCGACCCTCCATAAGAATAACTTTACGGTTCTCATGGATAATCTTTACTTTGTTCTTCTGACAGTCATAAAGTTTGAATGGCTGAAGCCCATGGTCTAGCGTGACAATCTTACAATAACTTTCAATGAAGTATATTGGATCGTCAGCACACTTAATGTACTCTTCAATTTCATCTTTTGTAAAGTTGAGTGGTACGCCAGATGCTTTTAAAAGAGAATTTCCTAGATAGGATTTTGCTGTCATCGTTTACCAATTAGTTTCTGTAATTCTGCTGTGCTACCAACAAACAATGCATTAGTTACATGCTGTGGTTGTTGTGTGTCATCTTTCTTACTCTTCAAGTCTTTTACTTTTTTACCTAAGTCTAACAAGTCTTTATTCGTGTCTGACAACGTTTTAATCAACTGTCCAACAACTTCGTATGCTCTTGGAGACTCACCTTCTTTAGCCAAAAAGATAATGTTCTCCATAGCAACTTTTCCTTGTTCAATGAATAGCTTTAGATTCTCTCTTGCATATTCATAGTCAGCATCAATAGATTCATCATTCGGTGCGCCAGTAGCAACAGGTTCTTTAACTTGCTCTACCACTACTGGTAAGACTTGTTCTACAATCTTACCTTGCACATCAAATATGTCATTCAATTTATCATCAACAGTTTTTTTCATGTAGGAATTGGGGGTGTTGTTTGCGTTTCAGTTATGTCAAAATTATCGTCACCAGTGAACGTTTGTATATTTATAGCTGTGTTATCAATCGTTGAAGTATTGACATCTGCATTGGAAATATACTTGAACTTTCTGCTAGGTCCGAATAGATACCCTTTAACAGTAAAGTCCATCTGCCAAGATAAAACTCTACGTCCATCAAAGTCGCCTTCATATGAATCGTCAACAGTCACACTATTCAATTCGATTGGAATATCCATATTGATTCCCAATTCGGGAACAAGTTTCATTGTTACTGTCCAATCTGGTGTAAAGAACGGAATGATCTGTTCTACAATTTGCGTACCATCTTCTGCATATCTAACCAATGCATACAAAGAGAAATTGATATCATATGGCACTGGTGTGTAAGTATAGTCAAAATCAGTACCTCCAGTATTTACGCCTTTTGCAATTTTATGTGCGCTATTCAATTTTCTCTGAGGCGCATAATTAATGCTTGTAAACTCAAATCCCATTCTAGGAAGAGTAACAGCAATCTCACGATTCAAAGTAGGATCGCCTAAAACACGCTGAACAAATTTTTGCTTTGGTGAGTATTCAATAGGAACATTGATTGTTTGTAGTTTAGTTCCATCGGTGCCATATCTTTCAACTTGAATCTCATTAAACAAGTTTCCAAACATAACAACATAGCGTCTTAATGTGCCATGGTAAAAATCGTGACCGAACATCATAGTTAATAAGTCCTTGTAAGTGCAAATGGGTTTGTTTCGGAGAAGTCTAAAATATCTCCATCAATAATTTTCTCTCCAATTGCTTCATTGTCTGCGGCAACTTCAAATGGTATAACAGTATCTCCTTCTGAGACAAGTCTAGTACTATCTTCCAAAGCAAAAATATTTGATTCTTCATCTAATAACTTTTCTATGTTATCAGTAGAAAGACTATATTGATCTTCGATTGCATCGATTTCATTAACACCAGTATTAATTTGTTCGCTAGAGTATTCGTATCTATCACAACGCATTTCGTATGTGTATAGTTTTCCTAGTTGAAAGAAGTTCTCAATGTTCTCCGTGAATTTAATTTCGTACATGTATCCAAGCATAGGAATCCAAATCAAGTCTCCCTCTCTTGGCCTTAAAATACTTGCATAGTCATAAGATTGCTCATCCAATAAATATTCACCATCCTCATTCTTAAAATTATATCCATACTCCGTTATGAATGATGGTTTCAATGATTGTGTGAATCGTTTCTGTGCAACAACAAACGTAATAGATTCGTCAATTTGTAAGCCAAACTTAGACAAGAAATCTTCTTGCCCTTGAAATCCATCAAAACTCTTGATATATAATTCTAATTCAAGTGCATCATCAAAAATCATAGACGCATCTTCACCGTAAATTTTATCTAAATTTACGTGTGTTCTTGGAAGATAATAACCATCCACGCCATAAATCTTAATGGATTCAATGACTAAATCTTCAACAAGACTTTGTTCCTGTTTGACAGGAGTGTATTGATTAAAATGACGATTACGTGCCATGGGTTAGCCTAGCATATCAGTAACAGGCAATGAGTATGAACTAATCATTTCTGATTCCATACCCTGAATTTCATCTATAGCTTCATCCCAAATTTTCTGCCCGTTAAAAGAAACTCCTCCAGGCATAGAAATGCCTTCGAATTTTTTCAAATTTTCGCCCCATTGCTTTTTAATTAAAGCTGTGCAATATTTTTGAAGCCATCTGTCATTGTACATATCTGTGTATGTGTCTGGATCAATTTTTTGATACGCTTCAACAATAATGTATTCGCCTAAAACAACTTTTTCACCCCAAGCAATATCAACAAAAAGTTTATTTGAGTGACGTTGAAAACGAATTGCTTGTTTACCAACAAATAACTCTTCTGCTAAAGCAACGTTTTGCAATGCCATGTAGTATGGTGCAAATGGACCAGTATTGAACGCAAACAAATCATTCAATGCAATCTGATATCTTAGATTAAATAAATTGTTTGTGGAATAGCTGTTTCCGATAGGAAGAATATTGATTACGCCAATGACAGAATCATCTATTGAAAGATACTTGTTGTCAATGTCTGTTTGTGTGACTTGATGTGCTAGATATACTTTTTCTGTTGCATCGTAGTGATAGTCATAGTAATATGAGAATGCCATTTCGATACAGTCTTCAACTTGTTCATCTGCTACGTTAATTTCCAACAGAGGTGCACCAAGTCTTCTGAGACAGAATTCTTTAAATTCTTCTCTGGATGCTGGTTTACTTATACTCATTTGTGCCCCTTATAAATTTCTTTCTCCTATTTATAATACGTGGCATTCATAAAAAAACCCCCATAAAGGGGGTTTTGAGTTTATTCACATTCGAATTATCGATTCATACCTTCAATGAAAAGATCATCAATTTGTAACTCTGTTAATCCAAGTACATTACCAATTAACGATGTGATTGGAGAATTGTTTCTATAAACAAACTCACCAAACTGCCATTCAATTTGTGCGACACTTCTTGCATTCTCTTCTTCAATGCTATTGATAGCGGATTCTAGTCTAGTTAAAATTCCTGCACTTAAAAATGTTAATCGTGCCTGGCGCATAGTAATTGCGTTTGGAACAATTGATTTTCTGTATGATGCATTAGCTGTATCTAATTGATCTTGTGTGAATCCTAATGCAAGTGACTCAGATTGAGTCAAAAATGCATGAGTTGGATATCCAGCCCAAGACATATCTTTCCTATGCGTATCATCCAATACGTCTACACCTGAAATAGTTCCCCATGTAGAAGGTAATGGTCCTGATGATAATACTACTTTTGCATCTTTATCTACGCAATAAAATGTTGTCATTTTGTGTCTCCAGTTTAAATTCTTTTTTCTTATGAAATAGCCGTCTGTATGCAGAACGCCATTTGGTAGGGTACCCATATTTATGAAAATCTATATCGTATTCCGTACCCTTCATTGATTTTCCTTTAATAATTTCTCTTTTAAAAGGAATTATTTGCAATATTGGAGTTCCAGCTGGAATATGAATATGACACTCATGCATTGCAGTAAAAAGCCAATTCATTTGACAAAAGTTATCATGATCTATAACTCCAGGATACATATACAAATCTTTTAAAAATGGACTGTGATAATATGCCGGCATTACATATGCAGACCATCCTTTTTTAGTAAAAACTGCCCAAGGACATGGAATTTTATTTACTGCACCAGGAACATTATTTAATGGAACTAAACCATCGACCAATTTATAATTTAAACCTGAAATTTGTCCAGCCTCAAAACCAGTAAGTGCTTTAATATGTGTTCCTGACCGATTTGATTTAATTTCAAAATCGGTCCACGCAGGAATAATATAACCTGCTCGTAGAAAATCAGCCATTCCTGGACAATTTAAAAATTTTTCATTTGCTGGTCTACCCCTTTGTGCTTTAACAAAATCTGGGATTATATCTTTTGCCAATTTAATATCAGTTATGTCACTAATGTATGGGTGTGTAGCAACAGACGAAAACCTAATTGCTGGTTTATCTGTCATCATTTCGCTTATATAATTATGAATTTTATCAAACATTTATCTTTTTTCCCTCAATTCTTTTTCATAAACGCTTTCACGGGTAAGTTGACTTTTTGTTAAAATGTCAATATATTTTTGTTCATCATCATTTAATGCTCTCACATTATGTTTAATATCAAGCATACTACGTTTAATTGGAATAGCAGTCATCATTGGAGTGCCGGCACGAATATATCCTTCATAGAATGGCATAATCCATCTTCCGGGAAAATTAACTTGTTTAACATATCTATCAGTATCTACTAATCCTCCCAATAATTGAAATCTATCTTCAAGAGTATTTAAACACGGTATAAAAAGAGTTGACCATCCTGGAGAAGTTTTAACTACCCAAGGATTTACAAATTTTATTGGGCTAGATTTAAATGGTGCGTTGCCATCTTTATCAGAGACTTGCACCTTATTATGAAACTCTATTCCCGCACCAAAGTCTGCCAGTGTTGGTCCCGGATCAACATTACAGTTTCTATCTACATGTACATATTGATCTATGAAGAAAGGTATTGTATACCCAATTGACATAGCATCAATCATAGGAATACATTTTTTCGCAGTTGCAACAGGACCACCTCTACTATCTCGGTCGCTTTTAGAGTGTGTAGGAATTTTTTTATACCATTCAGGAATATTTTTTGCTGATGGTTTGGGTTCTGGTATTACGTTGAAATATCTTTCATCACATAAAAACTCTATTACTGGAGTTTTAAATATTGAAATCAAACTCATTTAAATTTTGGTCCCCTAACCCAAGTAACTAGACTAGTTCTTTCTCCGGATGTTACAGGATTTACTTTATGTGGAATCCAAGATGGAAAAACGATTATATGTCCAGGTTTTAATTTAAAAGTTTGTGCGGTGTCTGGATTGCCGCCAATATTAATGACAAATTCTCCACCTTCATACTCACTAGGATCACTCAATCCCACAACTATAGATAGTTTTCTATGAAATGATAGTGATGGTCCGGCATCCGTATGCCAATTGTAAAACTGATTTTCTTTATATTTTGCATATTGAAGAACATCAAGTGTATCTAAATCAAATTGATATTTGTCGTGGTTGATTTTAGATACGATGTGTTGAAGTCTTTGATATAACCATTCTGATTGTTCGGATGGGTTGACCCAAGAAATATCGGTATCTCTAACATCAAGGTCTGTTGTTGGCATAGTGTCGGATCCAACAACACCTTTTTGAAATTCTGCCATTTCACCTAAACTTATAATGTCACGAACTTCTTCTTCAGAAAATCCGTCCGCCCACATAACTAAATCCTCTAATGGCTGATGTATATCATGTATTGTCATTGCCGCAACGGCTCTAGGACCAAAGTTTTGTAAAATATAACTCATAATTAATTCCTTTTTTAAATAATAAAACTCAAATGCAATTTATTTATCATGCATTAATAATCGAAACATATCCTCCTGGAGGAACGGAAATTGATACACCACTTGTGGAATAATCAATGCTAACTGGCGCATTCACAACAGGAGCAACAGAGGCACCAGCGCCGCCTGGCAATGGAACGCCTAGCACAGTATATGATGGACCCGCATTTCCTGGAATAGTATTTCCTGGAACAGTATTTCCTGGTGTTGTTGGATTGTAGTTTGTGGGATTATAGTATGTGTAACCAGGAACATAATATCCGTATGCAACTTGCTCATTCTGTACTCCTCCAGTCCAATAGTTTACCATACTCCATGTACCACTACCATCACTAGTATAATAATTATTGTATCCTTCAGGAGATCCCGACCAAAAACTATTATAAAAACCGCCTCGGCCAGGAAATGAAGATGCAGTCCAATCAGTAACTATTTGATATGTAGTAACAAAAGTGAAACCTTGAAATACAAAATATCCAGACACGGGAACGGGATTTCCTGGTATTGGATTTCCTGGTATAGTTGGATTCGATGTTGTCGGATTCGATGTTGTAGGATTACCATCGGTAGATTTTCCCTGTAACGAAAAGTTAGTTTTTCCGTATGGGGGGTAATAAGTCCCTGGCGCATTAAACGTAACTGTCTGTTTGACAATTGCGGTTGTTCTTTCTCTTCTTAATAGTCCAGATATTTTCATAGTGTTATTATATCATTAATAGTTGGTGATTGCAAGTGATCCTACGTATGTAGTACCACCATCTCTAGTAAAAAAGGTGTATGCGTCCTGTTTTGCTGATGTTGTTGTTCTTGTTGGAGTCGCACCACCTGACCAAGTTACTGATGCTGGCCATGAAATTGCATATCCACCAGCAGAGTTAACTGTGATAATAGTAAATGATGTAATATCAGTTCCTGATGGAGGATTAATGAATGAGAATGTTGCTGTTGCATTCATTGTTACTACAAATGAGTTGCCTAATGACAAATCGATGTTAGTTGCACCACTAGCAGAAACTGCTGTAACAGAGTCACGTTGAATTTTTGCTTTGATGTTACCAACCCAATAACCAGAAGAATCAACTGAAGCAACAACTGTTCCTGCATGATTAATTGTCAATGGAGTTACTGTAGTGGGACCTGATGCAGTCTTAATGTAAATACCATAAGCTGTTGCACCGTATGCTGAAGTATTTTCAAATAAACCAGCCGCTGTAGTATTAGTATTTGTCGAACCAGTTGAAATTACTTTACTGTATATACCAATTGGCATACTTGTACCAGAAAGTAATTTTCCAGTATATGATGGTAATGCACCAGTTGCACCAGATGCACCAGTTGCTTCAGCATAAACACCAATCGAACCAGCACCATTTGTATTTGCGGTTGCGCTACCATATAGACCAAATGAATTTAGTCCACCAGAAGAAGCGGCTAGAGAATATACACCATATACGGAGTTTGAACTTGCATACGATTGAGCCGCATCAATATATGCACCATATGTTGGGAATGTATTTCCACCAGCACTATTAGGAGTTTGTATGCGTAAACCAGATGATGTGTTAGCACTATCACTAGTCATTACAATTTGTAATTTTGATAAAAGAACATCAGTACTAGTACCAAGCAATAAGTTACCTGTATTTGCTAATGTTATTCTTTGTGTATAACTTTCTGAGCCTACTGCACCGGTATATGTACTCCAAGATAATCCACCGTTAGCAACGGCAGAAACTCTACCTCCGCCCGTAGTTCCATAAGCCCATTGTGAACCACCACCAGATGCATCTAAAACAACAAATTTGACTCCAGTTCCTGCTGGTGTTAAAGTTGTTCCGACTGATATATTATTATTAGCAATAATTGTGGTTGCTGTTTCTGTTACTACTTGAGATGTTGTAAAAACTGCGTTACCATAATAGGTAGCCGCCCTAAAATCTGAATATTGAAATGATGCGTTAGACACATCAATCGGGTTTGTTGGCTCTGGAGTATAGCCCTTAAATACTACCCAACGGTCTTCAGATGCATCTCTGAAAATACCTGTGTGTTTATATCCACCATCGACATAGTTTGCGGCAATACCAACGTCAGGATTTGTTACAGTATTGTTTGCATTTAAATATAAAATGCTATCTTCAACTTCAAATGTTTGTGTATTAAATGTGATGGTGTTACCTTGAATAACAAGGTCACCTGCAATATTCGCATTACCACCAACATATATGTCAGAGCCAACCCAAAGTTTTTTGCCGATTGCGGCGCCACCATATGTGCGTAAACTTCCAGTATTAGCCGCAGTTGCATCTTCTCCAGTAGTCAATACCATTCTTTGATATTGCATATTAGCAGAAGCTACGCTAGATATGGAAAGAGTATTATTTGCAACGACAGTAGTAATTCCAGAAGCACCATTAATCGCTAGTGTCTCACCACCAACCGAAATTGAGTCCGAACCAGCATCACCGGTAATGCTTAATCCGGAATTAATAGTATTACTAATATCGTTAACGGTTGATCTAAATTCGTTAAACGTATTGGATAATTGTACTTGATTTATTAATGGCATTTTTATCTACTCTCATTCGTTATTTGCAACAACATGCGCTTGATATCGCTTAATTCCGTTTTCATAAGATGAACCTCGTTTCGGATTTGACTCAACTCTTCTGCACCTTTATTTATCTCTGTAAATTTTCTCTTTTGAATTTTATACTTCAAAAGAGAATCCACATCAGTATTTAATATTGCTTTAGAGTGTGTGTCTCTTTCTGTAAAACCCTGCACCGGTTCAATAATAGGAACTTTATTTTTTGCTGATGATATCATGCTAATGCAATTCCTCTTAAGTTTTTAATTTTTGGTGCATAGTTTGGATTACTTGAAAGGAATACAACTTTTATCGCAAAATATTTGTATCCTTGGAATGTTCTTCCGTCAGGGGTCGTGTATGCAATTGAGTTATTTAGTACTCTGAATATGTCTTGACCTGTAGCAACGGTCGAAAATGCGCTATCTACAGTCAATGAAATATTGTTTGAAATTGTAGTGACAACTCTATTTGTTCTAGCAGAACCAACAGCAATTGTGTCACCAATTTTTAAGTCTTCTATAAATCTAGTTGATGTTCCTGTAACTGTAGTCGATACGTTAGATATTGCAACATTGCCAGTAAGCAAAGTCGAACCACCAGTTTTGATGCTGGTTGGAATAACATATTTTTCTTCTTTAAAGTCTGTTTGATCTAATGTAAATGTTTCTGTGCCAGACAATTCTAATGGTGTATAGAATTTATCATCAAAGCTATCAGAATCATTTTCATTCAAAACTTTTACGTAAACTTTAATTGATGTTCCTGGTGGTCTGTTTACATCTAAGTAAACTACCACATCAGATGCTTCAAATCCATCGTTTAAAGTAACAACTTTTGTAATGTATCTAGATTGTGATGAATATGGTCCAGTTGGATGCTCTTCATTTCTAATTGACATGGTTTGACTCACAGCATTAGATGTTGTGAATGCGCTAGTAACAGTTAGATATGTAGCATTTGTAACGCTTGCAATTCTTCTGTATTCAGTACCAAAGTCTGCATATTCGCCAGCATATACTGTATTTGAGAAATCAGTACCAACACCAACAACCGCTGTGTCTGTTGTATATTTTATCGTACCAGTAATTGGAGTGTAGTAGTCATTGTTAATAATGTTCTTTGAGAAATTAAACAAAATATTCTCATTGTCAATATACGGACTAATATACTTATCGTTAGTTGACAACGTTGCTCTTAACTGTAAAGACTTAAATGAATTTGTATCTTCAGCAGTATTTGCAGAAATTTGTTTTCTAGAACGATTTATCAACTTCTCATAGTTTTTAATTGTTGTATATGAACCATCAACGGCATATGCACTATCGGCAGTTTTAATATCGTATGTGATATTAGTTCCCGGTAGCACTTGATCTCCAATGATTGGTGTCAATACGTCATACTGGAATGCATTTGACATTGGAATGTTTGTCCAATATGCAACTTTATTCGATGTGGTAAATTCAGCAACTCTCATTGTGAATTTAACGTCTAAGTTTTGTCTAGCAGTATGTGTTCTATCATTAGATGATGAGAATAATACTCCGCTATTATATGCGGATTCAATTCTTGTATTCTTATCGGGATTAGTAATGTCAATTGCACCCAATTCTGCAACCCAAACTGCATAGTCTGCATCATTGTTTTCTGGACGCATAGTGAATGCATAGTCGTTACCAGAAGCAAGGAAAATAGGATTTTTAAATGTGAATTTTGTTGCCGCTGATGCGTCTTCACTAATGTTAATGTTCCTATTATTTACAACTGCCTCATCGCCTATACCAACAAATTTCGGAGATGGATATCCGTTATCAACTTCTCTAATTTCAACTCTAACATTTCTGTTATCGTCTTTAGATTTAGTTCTGAAATACAAGTCTACTGATGTTGCATAGAAACCTTTTGGATAAGTTTGCGGATCAACATAGAAACTCTGTGACAATGGATCAACTCCTGTTCCAGCCCATTGATCTGTTTGAATAGGAACAACAGCACGTCCAATTTCAACACGTTCTTGAGAGATTGTTCTTCTACCCAATAGTGTAATATTTGTCTGCCCATTAAATGTCACATTGTATGGGCGAGAATTAATTGTAACAGAACCTGTAGACTGTTGAATACCTTGTGCAAAAAGTGTGCTTCTTGCACTAGTTAATGTTGTTCCTTGAGAATTTGTTGGACTATCTGTGACTAAGAATTCTCTTTGTCCAACATAAAATTTTCTGTATGGAACTTCAAATATCAAATAAATTTCATTGTTCTTGACTGTTAATGCTTGAGTCGCACCATTGGCAATTGCAATCCAGCTTGTGCCTTCTTCAGTTAAATATCCATTGTTATCATATTTGGAGTTTAATTGTTGCAACGTAGTATTGCCTAGCAACTGAATCTGATAGCAGTTTGATGTTACATTGACACCATCAAAGAACGCATATAATCTTGCATTGTTTTTTAATCCAGTTGCACGAATCGCAAACTCTCTTTGACGCATCCATAATGCAGTTTCAACTTTAACAACTCTATCAAATGCAACGTCTTGTTTAGACGATGTTGCAGAGGAACCAGATGCCAATTGATTGTAAGCAATCTGTGTTGTGTTTTGAATTGCAGTAGTAACATTAAAGTTTCCAACTTGTGCCGTTTGTGCAGTAGAACGGTCAATAGTTGTTTGTAAACTATTACCAATCCAGTGAACGTTTAATGGTGCAACTTCAGAATTCCATGCTTGAGTTAATGCTTTCCAATTGTCTGCATCACCAGTGTCATTATACACAATTGCTTTGCTTGTATCATTTGTGGTTTCAAAGAAATTATCTACGAATGGAACAGCAGTTAATTCACCTTGCCAAACAAAATTTAACTCTTCAGCTAGACGAAGTTGTCCAGATGCATATTGTTGTTTTAGTCCTGGCGCTTCAACTTCCGTATATGGAAGCATAATTTTATTACCAGTAGTGTTTGCAGTTTCTGATAGAGTTCCATTGTATCTCATACCAGCAGTATTTGCATTATCTTGCAATGCAGTAGCAAATCTGTTTGTTCTATCAATAGCTGATGCCCAATCACTACTTACCGGATTGCTGACTGCAAATCCAGAGAACGGATCGACAAGAATACCATTTTTGAATCTATCAAATCCATTGTCATCTAATTGTGTAGTGTCTGTTGCTTGCTTCTCTAAGAAGTTTAATGCAGTAAAGTATTCTAACTTCTCAACTCTGTCATTAAGTTTGGCAACGTCACGCATAGTGAAACGCTTATTCTTCAACAATTTGATTTTAACATCAATTGGGTTTGAAGGATACGGAGGAATTGTCAACTCAGCAATTTCTAATGTATCTGGTTTTGTCGGAGGTGATTCCGCTTTTTGATTACCTGCACTAGGTGGAACACCATCATTGATACCAAATACACCACGGTTGTTGATATAAACTTTAGAAATTCTACCTTTGTAGTAAACCAAATCTGCATCAAAATCTGAACCAGATTGTGGAATACGAAGTCCATATGTAGGAACTTGATATGTACCATCATCGATTGCGTTTAATGATGTATTGGCAGTTTTGATTGGTCTAAAGTCAATGCAATCACGCAAGTTATATGTAGTCTTTGTCGTAGGACTTGTAAAGACTGGAATTTGTGATGTTGTGATTGTGGTATTCGATGTTGTCGAATCATTAACTGGATATGAATCTACTGATAGATATCCAACACCTTGTGATGTATCATGTGTAAAATTATCAAAGACTGCTAACAATCTTCCAGTAGGAGTAAATCCAGTAACTGGTCTAATACTTCCATGCTCATATGCATAATCACGTTGTCCGTTGTCTAATGTAAAATATGAAGTAACATTCGTATTAGATGTCGATGCGGGACTTGCAAATGATGAAGACTGATAAACTGCTCTTAGTTGATAGATATCACCATATCCAAGTCCAAATGGACCTGCTAATCCAGATATGTGAGTATTAGGATTTATATTTGCCTGAGTTGCATAGTTAAGAGTTTTAATCTTCTCCTTTGCACTAGCACGATCCATCGAAACAATAATGTCTGCGGTGAATGTTGCATTTTCTTGCAAATCAATTGATGCAGTACCAGGAGAGGAAACAGTAACAGTACGTGTGCTTCCTTTACCACCATTTGTGCCTAATGCTAATATAGTTCCTGCTGGAAGAACTTTTGTAAATGTATTAGCTGTTGCACCAGTTGCGTGTGTACTAGTAAGAACTAATGATGTTGCATTAGTGATGGATGCAATTTGTTTTGTTAAACTATTAACCTTGATAAAATCACCAACACTAACTTGTGTTGTGAAAGACGTTGCACTACCTGTTACAGTATTAGATCCCGCACCAATAGTAAGAGTACCAGTCAATGCAGAAGTTTCTACGTTAGCACCAGCATTGTTAACTACAACCATGTAGTAATCGTTTTTCTGTGTGGAGTTTAATGTTCCAGTACCAACGAATGTTTCTGTTACCACATCTGTTGCAATAGTAGCAACACCAGATGTGAATGATACCGTAAATTTCTTTTTAAATCTGAATGCAGTCTCAACGTTACCAACATCAGAACGAACAGTTTTAATTGCCTGATATGGCAATTTAAATATCATTGAATTGAAACCAGTTTCTTGCAAAACGGCTCCGTATGGAGTTACATCCGCAATATCAGCAAAACGTTTTGGTGTTGCGGAGTCATATACTGAACGAACATCTTTAAAATTCTTTCCAGAATTCATTGTGATTTCGTAGAGATACAAGTAATATCTTGCATCAGGTTGACCTTTTGAACCACTAACGTATTCTACAGAACGCACTCTAGCAGTACCAATTTTATTTCCCGATACTGTTGCGGTAGAATGTGTTCCATTTGTAACAACTTGCTGTGCCGCATCATACAAGTCAACTTGAGTTGCTTCCATAATGTCCCAAGCACCAACTAATTCATTGACAAGAATATATTGTCCGTAGTTAACTTGAGTTTTAGTTTGGTCGACATAACTTGTCGCTAAACCTTTTTGAACGTCAATTGGCGTTCTTGCGATAATTTCATTTCTATATCCAGAAGTATACGATGTGAATGGATCAACTTCAACTAATAGAATATTATTATTTCCGCCTTCGGCAGAAGTATATCTACCGCCATTGCTACCATTTAATAGATGCTCACGAACAGTAACAACTGGATCGGAAATTGTATAGTTTCCAGATTCCTCATTTGTTCTTTTTGCCATCACATCTTCAAGATTACTATCTACAGTAGTAATTTTACGTTTTCTTGTAATGCCATCTTCAATTTCTGTTACGGTGATGAATTCATTTTCATCCGTTGTTGCGCCAAGTGCAACTTTTGTTAAAACAGAATCAATTTTAAATCTATCAGCACCAGGTGCTTGATAGTTTGGTGTTCCTTGTGCGTTATCAACTAATGAGTTGTCTGCAATATAATCAACAAAAGATTTTGTTGGAACTAAACCAATCTTATATGATGGAACATTTGAATATTTGTCAAGAAGAATCGTTTGATTTGTATGCTTAACAAAATGATCCGCCATCCAAATAATACCATTAGCAACAGTTATTTTTGAACCATAGTTATAAATGGTTTGTGTTGCTAAGCCCTCATCTACAACGTTGCGTGTCGCATTTGTTGCGGCCGCAGATGCATATGCTCTAGTTGAGGTGTTTGATGTAAAGATTGTTTCAGAATTTGCAAATGATGTATTAGATGTGTAATCTGTAATATTTGTAACGTTAACGATAACTGTTGCGCCAGTACTTGCTACTGTATTTGCAGTTGTCGTAGTTAATGTTCCAGATACGTTAGACACAAATATTTTATTTGTTCCTGTAATTGGATCAATATAAGCCGCCTCAATTGTTGCAGTATTTCCAGTAGAAAATGTAATTTTATTTCCCGGAACTAAAATTGTAGGAGCATTATTTACTGTAAGAACTTGAGTTCCGTTTGTTGCGTAATTGATAAAAAGCGTTTTTGGATCAGTACCTTCTAAGTCGGTTACTATTCCGCAATACGCTTTAATACCGCTATTTGCGCCGTAAACAATGCTACCGTTAAATGCGGCAACATTTGCTTCACTACCATTATATGTATTTTGTAATTTTACAAAATTTAAACCTAAATCTAAATTTTGTTCACAACCTTCAACAATAGCGCCTTGCTTGAAAAAGAATTCCGCAAAACGCTTTGTCTGAGTTTGCTGAATAGTTTGTGCTTGTGTTAATTCTCTAGCCTGAACAGCACGTCCAGGTCTGTAGAGAACTCTTACAAACTTTTTATCTTCATCAAAATCATCATAATACGGACTCGTATTAAAGTCTACACCACCTGGATTAGCCATTTATATTTCTTCGTTTGTTTAGAACTGGATGATAAGTTTTACGTCTTCGATTTGGTCAGCCGCTCTAGAGATTGGTACTCTATTTTCAACATAAAGGATGTCGCCAGTGTATGGTTGCAAACCTGGAGTTGTAATTGCGGCAATTGTTCCTGTTGCGGATGATGTTGCACCAGTAATTGATGCGGCATTAGCAAAGTTTTGATTTACTGGTTTAGTCACATATAAGTTTGGTGTGTCCCATTCAACAACTACAGAAGTATTTGATCCAGATGAAACAGGTTCATCTAATGTGAATGTTCCAGAAATTCCAGACAATTGATATTTAAATGTTTGTCTGTAAGAAGATGCTGTCGCTCTTGTTGTTGTACCATACAAGTATGGGTCACGAACAATACCAACTTGACGGAATTCGTTTGCTGTAGAGATTGTATTAGATTCACTACCATCTAAACGAACGTTAATCATAATATATTTTGCACCCAACTCTTCAATAGGATCAGCGCCGTGACCATAACGTGGAGAGATAATCGCTGTAGCCGCTGCCGAACCAGAGTTAAATGATACGCTTGCTTTTGTATATCCGCTACCAGCATTTGTAATTGTAACTGCGGTAACTGCACCGCCAGAGATTGTTGCATTTGCAGTAGCACCAGTACCATCACCAGTAATTGTAACAGTAGGAGCAGAACCATATGCAGAACCACCAGAAGTGACCTTGACAACTTCGATTGAACCATCAACTGCGGCTCCCTGAACACTCCATTGAGTTGTTCCATCGTCGGATGCTAATGTCTGAATTGGCATGTAGTCGCTAGTCAAAAATTTAAGTGCTTTAGCAGTAGAAACTGTATACATGAATTTCCAAATGTATCCGTCTGCTGTTGTGAATCTAGCAGTACTTGTTCCCGTAGGCTTTGTTGTGGATGCCGCACTGCCATTATTGAATAAACATTTGTAAACGTTATAATCTTCCGTCATAACGTAGAATGTGTCCGTTAAAAGACTTGTACTTGTATCATCATATGCAACATAAACTGTTCCTGTTGTCCAATCGTAACGTGGGACTGCATGTGTTACGTCAGCACTTTGAATGCGCTTTACGCCATACATATCACGCCATGGAGTATATTCGATATTAGCAGTCGAATTTATTGGAGTTGGTGGAGAGTTATCATTTGCAAATGCGGTATTTTTACCGACAAACAAATACATAATCGTATTTGCCGCTTCTGAAAAAGATTCATAGAATTGCTGTGCATTATGAATTCTGAACTTACTAGTTACTATTGATGCCATTTGTTAGCTCCTTTGATTATTTTGTTGGATACTGTTTGTTTTTCGTTTACTTATTTATACAAGTTTTTTGCTTAAGCCAGCTGTTTGTATGCAAAAACTCCGGAATAAGGTGTTGTTGCGGGAACATTTACTGTCATGTATGTATTGTTTGCAATTCCATCTACGATGAAATACTGATTATCTGCAATGAAACTATTCCCACGAACAAATTCTGTAGTAAACGATGTGCCACTTCCTATAACAACGGAAGCAACGTCATTGAATGTTCGCCCAGAAATTGTTGATATTGGTAAACTTTCATATGCACCAACAGCAACATTAGCGAAAGTTGTTGTGATTGAGGATACTGTACCCGAAATTTTAGCTTGTCTCGCATATGCACTATTAGCAAATGATAATATTGCATCGTTTGATGTTCTATATTGTACCAAATATTTAGATGTATTCTGTATAGATGTATTCTCACGTAATATATGCTCATGTTTAAGTTTATATGGTAATGTATTACTTGACACATTCGAAACTGTTTTGGCCAAAATTCTCTCATACTTTGCGGTGATTTCAGTTTTTGTCGCATAGAAAGTATCAAAGGTTGCGTCAGCAAACATGACTGGCGTAGTAAATTCATTTTCTTGGAAATAGTTGAAGAAATATCTATCTGATACTTCACCGATTGTAGTTTGCCCTAAAGTTCTAGAGTATCCGGCAGAAATATTAGTTTCCGGAACTAGATATACCATTCTACGTCCCAAATATGCTTCTGAAGCAGAATTGGCTTGTAGAGGTAAAATATATGCAAGTCTATCAGAAACAGTTATTAATGAATTTGCACTATTTGGGATAAATTTAGTAAATTTGCTAGAAGATACTGTCGCAATATCTTGAAGGCTTGTATCTTTTCTAGATACGACAAGTTTACGTAACGGCGCACTAATTTCGGTTAGCGTTGAATCTAGAGTATCAACTGAATTAACAACAATTTCAAAATAATTATATGCAGAAGTATTTGCTACAGATTTTGTTCTGTTGCCACCAGGAACTAAATTGACAACATATTTTTTAGAATTCAATAATGGTGATGCAGTATTAGCAAAAGACTTCTGTTTAACTTCCCAATGATATCTGGAAGTTGCAATATTCGCATCGGTTAAGAATTCATCATATATGCTAATAATATATTCACGTAAAGTCTGGGTTCTCAGGACAAAATCTGGCGTCACTTCTAGAGTATTGAATAATAAAATTTCACCGAACGCCTGTAAACCGGCCGGATGTAATAATTTTTTTACTGTATCTTTGTATGCGCTGAATACTAGACCACTCTTAATAACATAAGAAAAGTCTTGATAGTAGTATGAGTCTTGAATTTTTTTGTAGTTTACTTTACCATCATCACTAATCCAGTTGCCTTCTTTAATCCCAAGCCCAGAAATGATTGGAGTTAAATTTGCGTTACCGTCACCATATGAAGAAACGTTTGCAGTCGCTGTGGTGTAATTGATACCAAAATCTTTAACTGTAATTTCACGAATCGATCCAATACCTGTCGCATTGTTTGCTACGTCAATACTAACGTTCGCACTCTTACCTTGAATATTTGTCGCAATTAAGTTTGCGCTAGAACCTGTTGTACTTGTGACTGTAATTGTTGGAAGAGAGGTTTTTGTATATCCTGTTCCATAATTAGTCAATTCAACTCTTGCGATTGCTCCTTTTACAAGCCAATCTTCATTCTTGATAATGTCTTTGCCAGTTTCGGCAATCATCTTAGTGCCATCTTCAAACTTCAAATCGTATGTAGTAGATTCTACAACCGATGCAACAACGCCTGTTGCGTTTGCGCCAGATCCACCAGTGAAGACAATTGTATTGCCGACACCGTAATTGGTACCCGCATTGCTAATTGTAATTAGATTTTCAGAAAGTAAACCTAGAGATGAAATTACTGCATCTTCTAATGTAACGGATGGTTTTTTATAGTACTCGGATCCACGATTGATAATTGAAACCTGAGAAACTTCACCAACAGTATATGTGTTTGCTCCACTTGTTACTGTGTATGTGTTTGCTAATCCAGTAACACGAATGATTAAACCAGAACCACCTGTTCCAGAGTTATTGACTGTTGCAGTAGTGTTTAATTGATATCCATGCCCAACCGAATTTACTTTAAGTGCTGTGATTGGTGATTGCTTGATTGATGCTACAATTGCTTGAGCCTCACTTCCATCACCAGTAATTGAAACTGTATCGCCAACTTCGTATCCAGAACCAGCATCATTTAAAGTAAACCCCGTAACCATTCCATACAGAGTGGTGTTTGCAATTGAAGTATCATTCAATACTTCAATAGTTTCTCCGGAAGTAAACACACCATCAACTAGTGTGAGTGTCATTTCCGCAATTTCTATTGAACCCACAAAGAATTTTCTAATGTCAACAACATTACCCAAAGCGCCACTAGACTTTCCAACTACAGTTTTATTGATATAACTAAAAATTTGGTCGTTAATTGCAGACCTGATAACTTTTGTTTTTTCAAATTTACCATCAGAAATTCTAAGTAAATCTGTTCCTGGATAATAGAACTCAGAATTTTGATTGTACAGATGCTTTAATAAAAAGCGATATGATTCTTCGTTACTTTTGGATTGATATAAATCTTTATATCTTAAAGCAATATCTTTTGCATTACCATATACGTTTTTTGGAATATTGTCGTATAATTCTTCTTTTAAAAAATCAACATATTTGTCAACGGAATTATCAATTGTTCTATAGTCAATTAATTTTCCAGTTTTTCTAACCACATTATCTTTTACTTGAGATACAACACCAATTGCACCAGAAGTTTGGCCAACAATATTTTCGTATCTATCAAACGATACTGTAGACGTTGATTTTATTACTACGTTTCCATCTGCATCAACTTCTTTAATGATGCCAGTTGATTTAGAAGTGGAACCAATAACAATTTCATCACGAACAAAAGTGCCAGTGATACTAGAAAATGATATTTTTGTGGTCTGTAACCACTCATAATATGCTTTTAAGAATAGTAAAAAATTTTCCGATGCAACGTCATCAGGGAAAAAATTACTTATCCCTAATCCGGGATTGAATGTATTATTGTCCATCTTTTATCTATTTACAAGACTGATTGATTTGTCATCTACCATATTTACAGTTATGTCTGTTGAACGAATAGAAAGAATTTGATTTCTTAAAGGTAGAATATCTTTTTCTGCTGGAGATGCAGTTAACTTCAAAGTATTACCACCATCAGCAAACGCAGTTGGCGTAAAACTATTTAAAATTACTTTTCCTGTTGTATAATTAACAGTTCCAGCATTCAATAATACGCCGATATTTTCATTTTTTTCTGTTCGATATATTCTAATGATACCATTGTTTTCTTCAATTTTACAATTGTCATATCCAGCATAGCTAAACACATTAGAATAAATTTTATTTCCTATACCAAACGGATGAGTTGATGGTCTACCATTTGTGGTTGCATCAATTCCGTTTGAAAAGTTAATTTCATATTTTGTCGGAACATTCAACTGAACATTTAGTTCTTTTCTCATTAGCGTTGAGGTATCGTTATTCAATATAGATGCCTCAGACATATCAATTAAACGAGATAATTTGGAATATCTAAAATATTTTCCAAATTGATTTATCTCATCTGTATTGTATGATTGTATTGTACTCGTAACCAAATCAACCAAATCACCAGAGGATAAAATAGTTTTATTTGCTTCGTACTTAACAGTAGAGTTTATAATGATGTACAAATATTCTGGATCAACAATTTCGGTTGAGATTGTTAAAATCTTTTTTGGATTAATAATTGAATTAATTAGGTTGTTCTTTTCTGTTGGCGTTAAAACTTCACCAGTTGTTGGTTTAATTGCAACGTAAACTTTACCATAAGTTGGTGGGTCATTGTCTTCTCCACCCCAAACAACAACAGAGTCTACAGTAGATTGTTTCAATAGCAATGCTTTGTAGTCATCGGCAGTTACTGCACGATTTTGCGCTTCATACATTTTTGGCGCATTAAATTTAATTTGAGAAACAGTTTCTCTGTCTCCACCACCGGCCGCCGGATCATTTGCAGTAAATGTTGCAGATGTTACGCCAGAAATAGAATCATTATATGATAATGCGTTGATATCATTTGCTAAAGTTCCATTAGAAACAAGATAGCTTAATACGACAACATTACCATCATCTAATGCAATACCAAATGTACCATCACCAAATTTAACTTGATACTGACCATCTTCAACTTCTTCTATAAAATATATTTGAGATGTAGTGTTTAACTCTACTAAATTTTCAGATCGAACAAATGTTCTTGATGTGCTGTCTGAAGAAGAGTTTAATACTGAAACTGTCAATGTTGTGGTGTCGATATTTGCATTAGGTATTAAAAATCTTTGTTCTGGATCTGAACTTAATACAGTATATCTTGTTGTAATTACTTGTCCTTCTTTAAGAACAATGCTTCCAGAATAAACTCCAGAACTATTGAAAATAGTTTTTGATTCGACATTTGAGAATATATAAGTTTTACCATCAATTGAACCAGAAAATTCTGTATATGCCGGAATTAAAACTGCCGCTGGACTACCAGTAACAGTTAATGCAACTGTGCCCGTAATGCTTGCGGATGTAGTTGATCTTGGTGTATAGTTTAAAGACTTGGCTAAGTTTACGACCGAATTTCTTTTTTGTGCAGTAGAAAGAAAAGATTCGGATGCTACCATATTAAGGTAGAAAGAGTTGTAGTATGTATTGTAGGCAAGCAGGTCTAACAGTACAGAAATACCTGCACCATCAAAATTATAATCTCTAAACTGATCTTGAGATTTTAAATAGCTTTTAAAATTAGATTTAATTCCATCAAAACTAAGTTCATCGATTTTTAGATTGTTATCTATGGCCATTATGCCGTCCTTGTTATTGTTGCGACTAGATTTCCTACTCTGTTAATGCCTTTTATTCTATATTGCACTTTTATGTCAATTCCCTGGCCATCATCAAGGTAATCAACAACAATATCTCCTACGTCAACCCTAGGTTCAAAACGTGTTATGGAATCTTTCAATTCTTTCTGGAGATTAAATTCTGTATATCCAGGAACATAATTAAACAAATAATTGTCGATATTGCATCCATATGTTGGATTAAAAGGTCTAGTCCCTTTTCTAGTTTTTATTAGATTCATTATAGACCTTCTAATAGCAACCTCATTTATAATAGGGCGAACGTCTCCACTCACCGGATGCGGTGTGAAGTCTAGTCCCAAGTCTTTATAGAATGCGATATCTGCCATTTTTTTCTTTTATTTATGTTGATTGTTCTGCCGTTTTGGCATCTTGAATTTCTTTTCTGCGTTCTTTTGTTGCTTTACTTAATTCAGCTAATGCTTTTCTTGCTCTAGTTCCAGCCGCTTTGTTGCCTTTGATTTCAAATTTTTCGTTCTCTGCGAGATATGATTCAAATAAATTCATTAAATTTTCGTGGTTTGTCATGTTATTTCCTTATAAAATGTTGACATTTGCTTGACATAGTGTTACACTACTGTGTAGCCTATGATTTTAATTAAGTATTAGCCACCGGTAAGGTAGCCGCTACTGCAATTGCGATATCTTGCAATACATCCTTATCTTCTAGGGCTTTTATCCTAGCAAGAATTTCTGCAAGAGTTGTATTGTTTACGCTGTCGGAAAAGATTAAATTGTTACTTCCGTTCAACGTTAAATTTGTATTTGAACTGACAATACTGTTATTAGAGGATTGTATCGAATAGTCATTACTATCAATCGTAACAGTATTTGAAGAATCTATTGTAACATTTCCAGTATTCGCAATTCTAATTGTAGCATTGTTTACTTCCCATAGAACATCATTCTTATTAGAGACACTTGCAAAATTTCTTGTTAAACTATGTGGTGTGCCAAAATATTCTGCGGCCGCCTCAGGTATAGCAGGTAAGTATCCTAAAATTGCTGGCTCTTGTGCAGACAACGCATCTAAGAAGAATCCAAATACCCAATCACCAAGTCTAGGAGTCCCGTAAAGATTAGGGGTATTCAATGGATGAATAGATACAGCCCAAGGTAAGTCTTCAGTCGGAACTAAATTAGTTGACTTCGCTGGATGATATCCGAAACATCTCACTTTGCATCTGCCTAGCGTCAATGGATCGTCAATGTCTTCAACAATTCCAATCCACCAAACAAATCCATCTTGCCCAATAAAATTTGCCATTAATTATCCCAAATGCTTAAAATATTGAATTTGTCTCTCTTGACTTGCAACCCATTCATCTGATGGTTTACCTTCACCCTTATAGTAGCGTAACGGCTTGCCTGTCTTCTTAGAGACTAGCGCCCACTTGCCATCTACTTGTTTAAGTACTTCAGTTAACTCTGCACCAAAAACTTCTTCTTCCCACTCTTCTTGTGAAAGTGTAGTGCCTTTAATAAACTCTTTAAATTTCATAACTTGTCCAATTCTGATGTGTCTACTGAACCTGGAGGAACGTTATCACGTATCCAAGTCAGCAATTGTTTTTTCACATCAAGTTCTGTCTTTGCGGGCTTTCCTGGTTCTTTAAGTGTCAAGTACTTAAAATCTTTAATGACAGGATTTCCTTTTGAGTCTTTATATGCCCTGTTTGTTTTTGGATCAACAATAAAGACTGTATTCTCAGGATTATTTAGAATGACATAAACACCACCTCTGACAGAAGGTGGCATAGCATTTGTTACTAAATTATAAACTGTTTCGGCAGCCCCTTTGTGTGTTGCTAATAGAATATCTTCTGGCACAACTCTTGATCTACCTTTATTATTTTGAATTGCAATTTGATAATTTGTCAAAACCCAAGTTACATGAATATTTTCAGATTCATATCCAGCATTAAATAATTTTGGTAAAACAGAAGTCATATCATCAACTTCTTTAAATGTGCTATCAAAAATAATATTTGGCAACTGACCCTTTTCCGCACCAGCAAGCATTAAATCTAAAGTTTTATCTTTAACACCGGTTGCACGAACAAGAACGTGCAACATATAAACGTTAGTAGGAGTTCTTAAATTTAAATCACCTAATCTTAAATTTTTATCAATCAATTCTTTTTGAATAAGGTCTTTATCTTTTGATGAAATTTTATCGCCATATTTTGCAAGCAAATCTTTAGTCGTAAATTTTTGAATGGCATCTAATTTTTGAAATGCTTTTTTTAATTCATCAACGTCACGGACTTTAAAGTCAGATCCTTGCATAAAATGTTGAATAGCAAAACCTTTGCCCGAGCCTGCACCACCAGCAAGAAACACAATCTGTCCGTACTTTGCGCCTTTGTTGTAAAGAATTTGTTTCTCTACAAGTTCATATGCTTTGTAGTCTTTTAAATCTACATATTCTGAAAATTTGAGTTTCATTTTTTTGACCTTTAGGGTATTAGTCTATTTAAATTTATTGGAGAAGAACCTCTTGTTAGTTCTAATCGTTTTATGTAAGTTGCTCCAGACAAACTATGTTGAACGCCTGACACAAAATATCTACCTGAATGCATTGCATCGGGCAAAGGTGTGCTAGAATTTAATGATAATTGTCTGTCATATGCACTTGGAATAACAAGGTTCACTACATGTCCAACACCAATTGAATTTGTTGCGCCCTGAATATCTACTTCAAGTTTATGTAAACTTTTAGATAAACCAAACATATTATTTGGCAACCAAGACTTTCTATCAACAGGATCATTTATTGACGAAAAAAACAATTTTCTTCCTGGTATTTCATTTTTATTGTTATCGTATGTATTGAAAATATTTTTATCATCTAGCAATTTATTTTCGTAAAAATCACCAGTATCTCTATTTTTATATCCAAACTTCTCTACATTATAAGTTCTATTGATTGGATTTATAGCAGTCATTGTGGTGTTATAAAGACCCAAAGTCATACACTCTAGATGATTGAAATTTTCTTGATATGCTAGTCTTACTGCACGTATTTTTTTACCTTCTATTTTTGCATCTTGATTTAGATTAAAATATATGCTGTGTATTCCACCAGTTATAGAATCTTCTATTAATTTTTCATAGCTTCCAAAATAATGTGATGATGCAAATTTACTACCATCAGGATATGTACCCATAACTGGAACAAAACGTTCATAGAATATAAAAAACTTATTTTTTACGCAAGCACGTTCGGCCATCATTGTGATTGCTTTGTGTGGCATTATTCCAGTAGCAATAAAAGGTTTAGTTAACGTAACTCTTGAGTCTTCTACTGCTAAATCGTTATTCGACATTTCTCCGAACATTGATAGAACGGCATCTTTAATGTTTGTATTTTTATAACTTTTAAATAGTAATTTTTTTGTGGAATCAACAAAAGATTTTGATGTGAAATATAATGTATAACGTCTAGTTAAATTTGTGTTATCAACTTCATACTTACCAATTTTAGTTATAATTAAATCTTCTCTCCAAACAATAATTTCATTTGTAGCTGGCATAGAAAATTTTAATGCAATACGTTCACCACCTTCTATTTCCCATTTTTCTAGCGCACCGCCAATATCATTGATTGTCACGGACCCAATTATGAAAGCTGAAAATACATTTTCATCTATATTAAATCCTGCGAAAGAATCCAACAATGAAATTCTCACACCTTGGCGAGTTATGATTGACAATTCATTAATGATAACGTCTCCACCAATTTGTGTTTTTGGTGGAGAAGTTTTAATTATCGATACGTTATTTGGGTTATCTATCTCATCATTAGACACCGCCCCAAATGCATTAGTTATTTCATATTTCATATTTCATATCTTAAACAATTGGTTTTATAAGCATACTTTTTAGTCCAGAATCTAATGCACCTAAAGAACTCTTTTGCATTATTTTGATTTTAGACTTGTTTGTATTTTTTCTCAATTCCCATTCGTATATTGTTTCGGAACGTCTTTTTGATGACGATAATTGCGTCCATTCAATAACATCTATGATATTTCCTGATATGTCATAGTAGTATTTTGTATTTTGCATTGCGTAGTCTAAACTTCCATACTTTTCTATAATATAATTCCTAAACTCTTCGCTATCTCTCGGCCAGTCATCATATATGTTATACATGTTATTTGTTAATAGTATAATCCAATCGTACTCTGGACTTCCATATAATTTGTATGAAACATAGTCTGGACTTTCTCCATCACCAATCACATATGGAGTATATGATATACCCCTAAACTCTTTTATATAATTTTTTATTCTAGACACAACAGTAATGTCGATTGCCTTCAAATAATTATGATCGTCAATTTTATAACG